CTGAAAATTTCCTTAAAAATTTCGATTAAGGGGCGGGTACTTATGGAAAAATATTTTTATTTTATTTTCTTTCTGACAAAATCATCTTTATCTCTTTATTTATTTTTTTATTGTCTTTCCACAACTCAACTACTATCTTGGTCAAGTCATTCAAGTCATCGTCATTATTATTAACCCTAATCATTAACCAAGTGTTAAGAATAACTAATACCAAGACTATTACTAATAATAATATAATCATATACATACTCTCCTTATAGTTTAATAGCAAGCCATACTAATAGCCACACCAATGCGAACACTGGGTTAATAACTAATAGCAATAACAACAGCGCTATGCTTGGACTGATGAACAATGCAATAATAAATAATAATAATATAATCATTTGCTTCTCCCTTATCTTATAGCAGTAGTAGGAATCGAACCCACGTATTACCATTAGACTATACTGCTAACTATGACTACCTCATCTTGTTATTCCTAACTATCAGTAGCAGGTATCTTATTAGATACTATATTGTTATAGGACATGTAGGAATCGAACCTACGTTATACTTAAGATATAACCCACTTATCCTTACCCCACTAAGCTGGTAGTACCTTTAGGCTTATGAACTCATTTAACTATACCCCATGAGATTTATAGTCACTTAGCTATTCAATTGAAATAGAGCAGATAGGAATCGAACCTATACGATACGTTGTCGTAACCATATACTCTACTAGCTGTCACTTATTTTTACGGCTCGTGACTAATTTAATATCCTAAGTCTTCTGGATAACTAACATAAGTAGTTATAATAGATAGTAGCTACACCCGTAAGGTATCTATCATATAATCTTATGCTTGTATAGTTGTGTCTTACGTTGTACACCGAACACACTTCCACATGGACTATACACCACTATCACTTGGACTGGATTTGCACCAGCATTCCTTAGCTCAAGGCGATACCTATCACTATTATCTATATCAAGTGTTATTATATGCTTTCAGTTTCTATGACCTACGACATATAATAAATAAAGGAGAACTAGGACAACTGGAATCGAACCAGTACAGATTGCGACTCTACACCATATACCAATTTGGTTATATCCTATAAATACAAAGGGCTGTTAGTTTCCGTCGACACGATAGCTTTACTCATTCAACAATTCGGACTATCTTTATTTTTATCCGAAGCACCCTCTGCTTGGCTGTTAACTACATCAGCTGAACATTTAATAACTACTGTTACCACTCGTTAACCTTAGGCTATTAACTCTATAATATTTAAGCACCATCAATCAGTACACCTACTTTAAGCTTCTTATATCGTCAAGAGTAACGGATAGTTTTCTTTTGCGGTAACACTAACAACCCGTTTCCATATAGGCGAACTACTCAAAGTTCCTTTTCAATTGTATCCAGATATAACCGTCATCTATTGCACGCAATAACCAAACAGTCGAGCTTCATGCCCTGTCTTTATGGTTTCAAACCAAAGGATAATATCATACGCCTAATTAATTATAAATCAATTGTCTTTGTGTTAAAGCAAAACACTTTTCCAAATAAATTCAATTGAATCCATGATGTAGCCAAACGCTTGCCATTACTTTCATATTTAGTAATATAATGTTTAATCATTAACCTTTGCCTCCTAATTCAAAATGTTTAATAATCCAGCTACTACCAACAAGATAGACGTAAACACGCTTAGTATAATAGCTAGATAGTCATGGCGATAATACCACTCTTTAAAGTTTGTAACTGAACCCACACCATATAAAATGCCAAGAATAACCAAGGCAATATTAATTACAATCATTTATTCTCCTGACTTTCTACATAGAGTAAGATACAAAAGGCGTCAGCTTGGTCATCATTAATATCATTATCAGGTACTATGTTATAGCTTTTTAGTATCTCAATGCTTTGCACTTTACGCAATGCACTCTTACCTTTGATTAGATGATATCCGCACCATTTGGAGTTGGGTATATCAACATAGCCAATGTTATGACGGTTGCGCATGACTCCTAAGAATGAACCGTTAGCCCTAATCAATGAGATATTACCTTTAGACTTGAACGTGATAATAGGTTCTTCAATATAAATAAAATAATCAAATAAGTTGTAATGCTCAATGACTTCTGTTATACCGTCAGCAATTAGTTTTGCACGTTCCAAAGGGTCTTTACTTTTACCACCTGCAATTGAACCAACTACATACTCATTTGTTAAAGGATTACGAAACGCATAACCAGTATTAGAAGTGCTAAAGTCAATCGCTAAAGCTTTGCTCATAAATCAGAACTCAATTCAATATAAAGTTCTTTAGTAATTTCTCCAATATCAAACAAGTGCTTAACATAGTGTTCATATTCAACCGGAGCTAAAACTTGTTTCTGTGCTAAAATATGTTCTTTATTCATTTCTTTATTCTCCCTTAAAAATTAAAGCTGTATCAAGATTAATCAAACCACATTCCACAGCATTAAGTAAGAACTCGTTAAAGTCAACTTCTGACATTGTTTCTTGCTTAAATAATAGCTGTTCTTCTGTCATTTGCTTTCCTCTCTCAACTTGATATACTTATTATATCAAATGCACTTTTTAGGTTTGGGTTATCCTCTGTTATGTAAGCTATACTTGACTTTGTAGGAATTTTATGTTATACTCTTTATAGGAGGTAATTATGGCTAGAGATAAATATTTAATGTACTTACGACAGCAAGAATACAAAAAGCGTATTAAACTTAAAGTAGCTAATACAAGAGCTAGAATGAATAAAGAATACATGAATCAGCCAGAAGTAGATAAGGAAACATTAGATACTTGGAATAGTCAACCGCCTATACACTTTGACTTAGGAGAAAATAAATGATAGAATTTATAATATCTATGGTAGTATGTAATTCAATATTATTTTTAACTGTCTATATATTATTTTTGTTAGACACAGCAGAAGTAAGAAGACTACATAAAATAAGCAAGAAAGATAATAAAAAAATAAATTAGCCCATTAGGGCTTTTTGTTTCACGCTTGACCGCAATTTAACTAGAAGTGGCAGAAAGTAAGTGCATTGTGTGTCTTGTTTGCAAAGTATGGTATCAGTAAGCGCAATTAGCTTATTGTTTGTAAGATTTCTAAAGGAATTCCGGAGTGTTTGATAATCTTTTTATCTTGTACTGGAATTATGAAATGTTTAAGAAAACAAGAAAAATAAAATGTACGGAAAAATAATTATTAGTGTTCAAAATTAAAGGTTAATATATTCTACTACGTTTTTTTTGCACATTAAATAATAGCTAAAACCGAACAATAAATGTCAATAAATATGCACAAGCATAAAAACAATAGTTATTTCCGAACAATATTATTATTCTTGACAAGTCTAAAATAAAAGTATATAATTAATTTATCATCAAGAAAGGAGATAAAAACATGGCTAGACCTAAACAAGAATTTTGTTCTAATTGTAACGGAGAAAACCCAAAATGTAAATATAAAGAGACTGGTCGTAAATGTCGTGTTGGCAAAGCTAAAGGCAAAGCCAAAGGTAAGGCAATTTCAAAAGAAACAATAGAAAAAAGAGAAAAGAATGACCAACTTCTTGGAGACTTTCAAACAGATTACTTGAATTTTATGTATGATAGAGCATTTAAATACTCAATAAACAAAGAAACAAATAAAGTTGAGTATGAACAAAAGTTTCACACAGTTTATTCTTTTGAAAGATATTTAAACAACATTAATCAAAAATCACTGGCAAGCTGGGCTAGAAGAAAATATGGAGAAAATATGAAAAACTTTAACACAAAAACAGATAAAATGACATTTGACGAATATGAAAAATTCATTTATAGAAAAACTTATGGAAAAAAAGATGACGCTATAAGAGAAAAATTAAATAACGAACAACCCAAAACAACGAAAGAGATAGAAGAACTTCGTCTTAAACAAGAACAAGTTTCTAAAGATATTACTAGAACTCAATCATTAGAAGAGGCGACCGAAATAGCTAATGAAATAGAACGTAAACTTAAAGAATGTGATTTAAAAAGCATGACAGACGAAGAAGCCTTAAAAGAAATTGCTGACTTAGCTAATGAAATTGATTTAGCTTGGTTCTAATAATAAATAACAGTGATTTACGATGATGAAAACGGAGAAAATAGATGAGTTATACAACAAAACACAAACCTTACAAATTAAAAAGTATTAAATGTAGTGGTTGTGGTTGGCCAATATCACATTGCATGGACTTAAAAAAAGAACAACTTAGAATAAAAAGTTTAAAAAAAGAAGTTGTAAAAGAATATATTCATGTAGACAACCCTAAATGTAAACATTGCATTAAATAGCACTTAAGGCTTTACTTTTCAAGTCTTTTTTGCTATTATATACTAAAGGAGAAATAAATGAAGTTTAATGATGAATTATATAAAAAAGTGTTAGAAAGATACACATTAACAAAAGACGGAAAACTATTTTCTAAAAACGGTAAACAAAAAAAAGAGAGCAAAGACAAAGACGGTTATTATCAATTTTCAGCAAGTTTTGATAATAGAACTTTGAAAGTGAAAAAACATAGATTATTAGCATTCGCTTTTATTCCTAACCCAGAAAATAAAAAAATAGTAAACCATATTGACGGAAACAAGCAAAATAACGATTTAAATAACCTAGAATGGTGTACTAGCCAAGAAAATACATTACACGGAATATATGTATTGAAAACTATAAACCAAAAGGGGAGAATTAAAAAGTGACCAATATATTTGAAAAAGTACAGACAGCCAAGCACTTAAAAGAGCGTGAAGACTTAATAAATTTAAAAGATGACTGGCTTATTGATACGTTAATTCCTAGTTCACAAGCTGGCATATTAGTAGCACCATTCAAGTCATTTAAAAGTTCTCTAGCAATGCACATGGCTTTAATGATATCGCAAGGGTTGCCTTTTTTTGGTTATGATACAAAGCGGAGTAAAACGCTATATATAGATAATGAAGACACAGATCGGGAACTGAACAAAAGGCTTAGAAATAAAGATACTGCACCAGAAGACTTACATTTTTTAACAGGTGGCGAGTTTATGCTTGACGATTCGCACCACATGAATTTATTGTATGAGTACATCAAAGAAAATGATATCAAGTTCGTTATTTTAGACAACCTTATGACAATGCTAAGAAATGGCGACATTATCTACGGTAAAGACTTTGAGCCAATGCTAAGAAGAATTACACGCTTGAAGTTACTTTTCCAAGACGTAACATTTTTACTGGTAGCTCACGCAAACAAATCAGCTTATGCAAACTCAATGGACGATAAAGCCTATATGGTAAAGCCTAGTGACGCTTTAGGTGGTTCTACTCTTACAGCTTGGGCAGAGTTTATGTTAATGCTAAGCCCTAAACGAGGTAGACATAACGACTTCTCTAAGTTGTCAGTAAAAGCACGCGGATATCAGTTTGATGATGATTTAAATTTTTCATACGTTGATTCAGTATTTACTTGCGTTAATAAATCGAAAAAAGAACCAGATAGCGAACTAGTAGAAGAAGTCAAACAGCAAACTCCAATAGAAACGACGAAAGAATCGGCACAGGCTTTCTTAGACTTAGCTAAAGAACAAGGAAAAGTAATAGAAAATGAGTGAAAAATGGTATGTTATTAAAGTTGGCGAAGAAGTAAAAATTGATTTTGGAGGGCTAGATTATATAATAGCTTTGGGTTATGAAAAAATAGAAGAAGATATGTACAGATACGGACACACACCTATATTGATTACACCAAGCAAAGAATTGGCAAAAAACACACTAAGGGCGTTAAATGAACGACTACAAGAACAAAGCAATTAATTTACATGCAGAAGTTTATGGCTGGTTATATCGTGCATTAGAAGAAATGACAAAAGCCGAATGGTACAATGATGAACTTTTCAAAGTATGGTTAAATCGTGCTGAATTTCTAGTCAGACAGTCAAAGAAATTGCACAACGCTTGCGAAAATGATTATTCTAAACGTGCATTAGTTAGAGCATTGCAATTAAAAGCAGAAATAAATAAAAAAATAGTATATAATACTTGACAAAGTTAAAGTAATTCGATATAATAGTATATATAGAAATAAAGGAGAACTAAATGGTAGTTAAATTAACGCAAGAACAAACTGATTATCTTGAAACTTTTAGAGAAATTGATAAAGCAATTTATTACATCTCACGCTGGGGTTGGTGCCATGCGCTTAAAGACGGTAATGAAAAAGTTTATGGAGGAAAAGAAAAAGAACCGTTTGAACAAGCCGAAAAGCTGAAAATGGTTGAAGCTGTTATTAATGGTTATGAAGTTATTGTCCATAAATTTAAGTTTTATAATTTTTCTGATAGTAGTGGAGGCACTACATTATATTATGCAGGTAAAATAAAGCAACTAACGGGAAGTAAAAGATTTGCACTTGAAGTAGAAAAAGATAGCGAAGAATACAAAGCCTTGCTAACTTTAGGTTTCATTGAAGAAGAAGTATGATAACATCTTTTGAATCACTAGCTGAAAGGCGGTTGATAACTCTTAATTATCATAAAAAGGACAGTCAGCAGTACATCAATAGCTTAAATTATTTTGAATATGCTAGAATATACTTCGAAAAAAATGGCTTTCCAGAAGATAACAGACGAGTTTATCAAAGTGGTAAGCGAAAAGGTCAAAAAGTTGGCTGGTCTGATAAAGAAGAGAAACAGCAGAAAGAAGATATTAGAAAGTTCATATATGAAAAGCAACTACAAAAGTTTAAGGGCAGAAGAAAAAGCAAGTAAACATTACGCTAGAGGTGTCAGAAAGCTATCTAAAGAGCTTGAAGAGATGAACGTTACAAAGTATAAGGCGGAGCCTAACGAGTGCCTATATGGCTTGATAAGTGAATTATGGAGCTATTGGGGTAAAGGTTATATCCTGCCACTACTTAAATATGATATTGACATTTCAAGACAAGGCGATATATTCATTATAGAAAGAGGAATAGATGACAACAATTAACATTAAGTTTGATGAAGAACAGTTAGAAGAAGAGCCTAAAAGATATATTAGAATGTATTTAGAAGCTAACGAAACAGATGATGAAAGTAAAAAAGAAAAAATTTATTTTGGTTATGTTTACAATACTTTGTCAAAAGTATATTCTTCACAATTTGATTTATCTAGTGAATCTGACTTTAAAAAAGCCTTAGAGCTTAAAAACCAAGGTTGGGAATATGAGGTTATTAAATGAGTGTATTTGAACAACTTAATGCAATTAACGTAAATAGTAAAGTTGAACAAAAAAAGACAGGAAAAACTTCACTAAGTTATCTTTCTTGGTCTTGGGCTTGGGCTGAATTTAAAAAAGTTTGTCCCACAGCTACTTATGAGATTAAAAAATTTGATGACGGTAAAGGTAAATTAGTTCCTTATTTATACGATAATTCTTTAGGTATTATGGCATTCACTTCTGTTACAGTTGATGATATCACGCATGAAATGTGGTTACCTGTAATGGACGGAGCCAATAAGGCAATGAAGTTTGAATCTTACACTTATAAAACTAAGTTCGGAGAAAAAACAGTTGAACCAGCTTCAATGTTTGATGTAAATAAAACCATTATGCGTTGTTTAGTTAAAAATTTAGCTATGTTTGGACTTGGTTTATACATATATTCAGGCGAAGACCTCCCTGACTTGACAGAAGAGCAGAAAGAACTGGAAGCAGAAAAGCAACGACTTAGAGAGATTCAGCCACTTCTTAAACGAGCTGAACAACTAGGATATAAAAACATTGATAGCTTGAAAGATAAGACTAAAAAAGAAATTACTGATATCATGGTAGTTTTCAAAGCACAACAAGAAGCAGAAAAAGGAGAATAATTAAATGATTAACAATGTAACTCTAGTAGGAAGAATCACTAAAGAACCTGAACTTAGATATACACAACAAAATAAAGCAAATGCTTCATTTACTCTTGCAGTTAATCGAGCATTTAAAAATGCTAATGGAGAAAGAGAAGCTGACTTTATCAATTGTGTTATCTGGGGTAAATCAGCCGAAAACTTAGCTAATTGGACTCATAAAGGTCAATTAATCGGAGTTACTGGTAGCATTCAAACTCGCAACTATGATAATAAACAAGGGCAACGGGTTTATGTAACAGAAGTTGTTGCAAACAATTTCCAAGTGCTTGAAAAAAGTAGTCAAGAAAATGGTAATGGAGAAAAATCATATCCAGACTTTAAAAAAGAATCATTTAATGGCTCTGAACCGTTTGAAATTAATGATGAAGATCTTCCCTTCTAGCGGAAAGTTGGTTATATGTACACAGCAGAGGAAAAAGAGCAAATTATCGACATCGTGGATAAAATGAGCTTACTGAAACAAGACTTTGACGGTGCTTTCACTTGGATTAAAGAGAACGTAGCAATGCCATTTGACTTTGACGGAGAACAGCAATTTATATCAGACTTGAAACAGTTAGTAAAAATCAACGCTTTGAAGTTTGGTAAAATATATGAGGGAGTATTAAATTGACAACATTAAGAGAACTACATAAAAAACTTAAAATTAAACAAACGCTTGATAACTACGTACGGAATACGAACAAAAAATACAAGTATAATCTTACACCAGATGAAACTCTTGGTGACGGAATGGCTAAACTGATCGAGCTTAATACGCAAGGTAAACTTGGACGACACAGCCAGCAGATAGCTTATATTAACCATAATTTGAGCTTACAGCGACAAAAAGAGCAACTGGAACAAGCTAACGAACGACTTGCTAAACGTGCAGAGAAAGCCCAAAAATTGCTTGACACGGAACTTCTGAAAGATAGTTACATCGAAACGTTAGAAATGTTTAGTAAATTCAGTTCAGCAAAGCCTAATATGTGGGACGACCCAGAAACTCCAGTTAAAGTGATTGAGTTCATGGAAAAGAATGGAGTTAAACAAGGTAAATGGCTACGTCCTGAAGGGGTTGACGCTTGGTTCAAAGAACGCATTATTTGGTTCAAGAATAAATTGAAAGAAAAATAATTAATGATAAAAACTTTTTGCTTGACGGCTTAGAGTTTTTTTGATATAATGATTTAAACGAATGAAAGAGGTAATAACAATGGAATTAATACAATGCGTAACCTGTGGGTCTTCAAGTATTACTAATGGTAAATGTGATTATTGCGGAAATCGATATGAAGTAAACGAAGACAAATTAATTTACGATAATTCAATAGAAGATGATTCGTCATTAGATGAGGATATAACTTTTGAAAATACTAAAATAGGTAAATTAATACTTAAAGTCATGATTTATATTTTAGTATCTATTGTTTGGCTTGCAGTAACTGTATTTATTCCGCCATTATTTATAATAACAATTATTTTATTAGTGGTTTATGTGAGTTTTCGCTTGATAATTAAAAAGAAATAGCTTATAATAGTATATATAAGTAAAGGAGAAACACAAATGGATATTGTAAACAAAACGGTTGAAAAACTCCAAGAAGAACTAGAGAGTTGTATTCAAACATTGATTAAAGCAAGCGTAGCAGCAAATATCACTCAAGATATTGTTGTTGGAAACCTTGTAGACAGAAAGCTTGCGGCCCTAGCTAAAACCAATAAACTTGCAGTTGATTATATCGAAAAAGTGACTGGAAAGGATATTGATGTTGTAATGGCCGAGAATGTAGCACTTGAAGAAGAGGAATAATGAAAAGAAAATATTTTAATGACAAAAGATATTGCCACTGCTTCGATGTACCAACGAGTGACGGCTTAGGAGTTTGCAAAGATTGCAGGGGGTATACAAACATCTGTTATAGTTGCGATCGCTGTTTACATTGCTGGTGTACATCGCAGATTGAACTGTTTACCGAATATAATGAACCTGAATTATTAGCACTTATTGAAAACTGGAATAGATTTTATCAAATTAGAAAGACAAAAAAATTTAATGCTTAAGTTAGACGAGAAGAAAATCAGAAAAGGTAAACCAATTGGACTACCATACCAAGGAAGCAAGAAAAGGAAAAATGAAAAGTTATTTATGGTTAAGAATAGATAATATTGGACAAAGTAAAAGTAATTTGATAGAATAGAGTTATAGAAAGAGGTACATAGATGACGACCGAAGAAATAGTACAAAACTATCAAGTAAAATTGCTAAAGATTATATTCAAAGAGATTGATAGTCTGATGACAAAAAAAGAAAAGGCTGATATCAACGCACATAAACTTGCTGAAAATGGAAATACAGTTAGAACGTCAGTATACTGGAAATCAGTAGGAAATGCAGAGTTTTACATTAAAGAGGTGTATGAAAAATTTGACGCCTTAGCTGAAATTGATAGACTATTCCATTGGTCAAGTCGTTTACATCAAGAGCAATTACAATTTGTAAGCAAATACCAAAAAGTTATGGAAAAATATAGACAATCAAATTAAGGAGTATGAAATGAAGTGTAAAAATTGCAACAAAGAAATTGAATATGTAAATTGTCATTACTTTACTCAACAACTTCACCCAGTAAGTTTAGGTGCCTCCGAAGATGAAAAATATTATCAAGCTGAAATAAAAGGTCGTGAAGAAGAAGCATATTATATCAACGTTCCAACTTTTATTACTGCTCTTGAATTCACTGACTCAATTCCTGATTTAGTAGATAGTATCTCTTGTCCTGAATGTGATAAATTTCCATTCAATAGCCATGGAGTCGAACTTTACAACGAAACCGTTGATATGGTTTTTATGGGAGAGGAGCAGCTAGATGAAACTTTATACATTAGAGGAAATGCAAGAGTACGCAAAAGCATGCGTTAGAGAAGCTTACAAAGAGATTGTCAAAAATAGTTACGTATCAGATGACAGAGTTGAGCAAGCTGGATTAAACGAAATTATCAATAAAGTTTTCGAGGAGGACACGAAAAATGACTAAGGAATGGGTCGTCCAAGCAGAATTAAACGGTAGATTCGGAGCTGTAAGACGTAGTGACGTCAACGGAATACGCAGAACTTTTTTAATTCGTGAAGCAGCGCAAAAATATTGTGATAAGAAAAATGAGGAGAAAAAATGACTAAGTTTGAAGAGAAGAAAAAAGAAGCCTGTGAAAAAGCTAGTATAAAACAGTTTGGAAATGCTGATGGTAGTAGAGCAATGCGATATCTATTAAATGAATTGGAAAATGCAGGTTTATTAAAAGAACAGCAAGCCCTGCCAGTCGTGCCTGAGTGTGTGGCGGAGTGGATAGATAAAAATATTTCAGTAGCTCATAATGCAGAATTAATGATTCATAATATTTTAATTTGTGCTATTGATAATAAAAATAGATATCTCTTTCCTCTGGAAGTTGAAAAATTTGTTTTGAAAAATCCAATCACGTTTTTAAATGCGGTTATCACTGACAAATATGAAGTCGAAAAACCGCAGCTGTTCTATTTGAAGCACATTGATATGAGTAGACGGAACTCAATTAATGATTTATATCTAAAAAAATATATCCATGCTGATTTAACTGAAACTGGAGAGCATAGACTTTCTCACGCTATGTCAGCTAAAGGTATGTACCCACCAAAAGACTACTGTGCTTTCACCCAGCAAGAAATCGACAGCATGCAAACTGGGAGCTATGAGCTTGTGCCTGTGGAGGAGGGAAAATGAAAGATACAGTAAAAACTTTAACGATAGTTGCGGGTGTCAGCTTTACATTTATCGCTATCGCTTGGCTAGCTATGCTTGCGACGTTGCTTATTACATGGCTTGGAGGTAATATCTAATGGGATATATACAATGCGTTAAATGGTCAAACGGAGATTTCAGAGAGCTTGAATACTATACAAGAAGTCAAAAAGAAATGATAGATATGCTTAAAAATGACATAACACAGAAGCATATCATCGCCACTTGGTTAAAAGATGAAAACGGAAAAGAGTTAGCTTATTTTGATAAACATATTCAATTAATCACAGGAGAAGAAGAAATGAAAAAAGGAACAAAAGAAGAAGTAGTAGAAGAAATTTTTAATGATGTTGATGCTACTCAATATGATATCGAAGATGTTTTAGACGCATTAGAAGAAAAAGGATATATTAAGTTTAAAAAAGAGCCTAAAGAGTATAAAGTATTCGTTAAAATAGTTACTATTGGAGGAACAGATAAAAAACTTTACTATGTAACAGATTCCCACTTGACAGAAAGTATTGATGAAGCACAGCGATTTGAAACTCGTGAAGACAAATACGGTTATGGCTATGAAATTGTAAAGGAATCAGTATAATAAGGAAGAGTGAATATCATTAATATCGAAAAAAACTTACATTATCAAAATCAACATGGAAAACAGCTTAAAGATTTTATTATTGCAAACGACCCAGAATTTTGGAAAACTATTTCCACTTGGTCGGCTATTAAATATTATATTAGAGCTGGTAAGAAAGACGGAGAAAGCCTAGAGAAAGACTTAGGTAAGTGTAAAGATTATGTTAAAGAATATGTAGTTTTAGATGGAAGTGTTAGCATAAATGAAGTTATGGAAGATTTAGAACTAGTCAAAACTCAATTTGAAGCATGGAAAGGCGAATAAAATGACAGAAAAAATTATTATCTCTAAAGAGTTGAACGAATGGTTAGAAGAACATCAAACGTTAGATACTGATGACACAATATATAGTAAACGTTTTGGCAGAGATATTTTTGAAGAATTATTTAACAACGTTTGGCTTGAAATTGATGATACAAAGAGATATAGAGATACTTTGGCAGCGTTTGGCTTGAATAGTAATATTAAAGAAGCCCACTTGTGGTTATTGTTGAACCGTGATAAATGGGAAGTAGAAGAAGACGAACTGTTTTATATCTGTATTCCAGAACCTCATGACAGAAATGGATATTTGTCAAAAGATATCGGACTAGAATTTTTCCTTAAAGCTCCTAACCAAAAACGTTATAAATGGACACAAGAAGAAATTGATAAGCATGAAGTAGCTAAACACTTACAACATTTCAAAAAGAAAGTAGAAAAATAAAGTTAAAAATAAAGTTAATGTTTGACAGCATTAGCTTTTTTTGTTATAATTAGTGTTATAGAAATAAAGGAGATACAAATGGAAAAATACAACGTTAAATTGATGAACAGTAAAACAGGATATTTAAACTCTTTCAAAAACGAGATAGGCGAAAAGTTCCTCTTCCTAAGTTTCAAAGAAGAAAGAAATGGCTTTAAAACAGAGTTTACAAAAGAAGAAATAAAAGCGATTGATGAAAGATATTTACATTTTATTGAAGAGGTATAAAGTTCATTCTTGATAAGCATAAAATAATTTGATAATATTGTATTATAGAAATGAGGTTAAACAATGGCAATGCGAAAGGATAGGGAAATAATAGCTTATAACCCTATTACAGAAGAAAAGCTACACTTTAGTTGTAAGGCTCAATGTGCGAAGTATTTTGGACTTAAAGCTAGTACAGTCGTCAAGTGGTTCGATATTGGTAGACCTATAATTGAACTACTTAGAGAGCAAGATAATAAGCAGATAGCAATTGAAAAGCAAGACAAGCTAAAAGGCTTTGAATTATTTACAATAAAGGAGTGGAATGGTTTCAAGTAGACAAAGATTAATACATATAAGCACACACCAATTAAGAGTGTTTTTTAATAAACATGCAACTCACAAAGGTTTTAATCCTAGACTGGAATATAACGCAAGAAGAAAGGCTGGAATCGAAGATAGTTATTATTATTGCTGGGATTGCGGAGAACGTATAAAAAAAGAAAATAAAATAGAAAGCTTTGGTAAATATCATGTGTAAGAAAAGAAAATACACAAAAATGGGTGCTTTATATTCAATTGTAAATGCCCAGCATAAGAAAAAGAAAAATAAAGCTGATAAGATACCAGTTAGAGCTTATTACTGCAAATGGTGCGCATGTTACCACTTATCAAGTCAGCAAAGGCTAAACATCAAGACAGGAGTAATTGGATAATGAAAGATGAATTTACATATTACACAGTAACTTGGATATGGGAAAAAGAAATTAAATCACGTAAGTTTTATAATAAAAAAGAAGCTATGGAATGGTTTGAGTTATTACCTGAAAAACAAAGAATTGAACTTAAAAAATATACTGAAATCACGGAGATTATAGCATAATGACAAATCAAGAATTATATGAAAGAATTACTAGCACGCTAAAAGAGCAAGGTATTGCAATTAATCAATTTGAATCAAAAGTTAAAGCCGAAACAGGTAAATATCCTAACTTAAAAATGACTAAATCACGTTTGAGTTTACCGAATACCGTAGCATTCCCTTATCTTACTATGTTCTTAAATGATGATGAAATGCACGAAGTTACACTTAAAAAGATTGATAGCATAGGAGATAACGGAGAAGCGTTTGACTTACTAGATGAGTTATTGTCTAGCTTGGAACCAAGCAAAGAGTATCTGTATAAGCAACGTTTAAAGCGTAAAATGCAAAGAGAGGTAATGAAATGATTTTACATAAGTATACGCGTAAGATTAATAGCTCAAAATATCCACGGTCAACAGCTCGAAAGATTGCTAATGACTTGAATAGAAAAGACCCTTTTAATAATTATCTAGTCAGCTTTGAGCTTGGTTCTAAACGATATATTATTGAAAAATTTGAAATTAGAGGAATGAAATAAATGAAGAGATTTTACGTAGAAGAAGATGACAATGGCAAAGAAGTTAAGCGAAAACTTACAACTTTTGACAATGATGATTTAACACAGCTTTCAGATTATGATTTACTTGAAGCATATTATCAATCAACAGCAGAATTTTATAGCAAGGCTAGGAAAATCACACGAATAGAGAAAGAAATTGAAGCTAGAAATGTTTATTTATCTTACCATGAAGATGCTTTGGCTCAAGCTGGTAATAATATTATAGAAGCAATTGAGGAGGTTAATAGACTTGTTAGATAGTTATCTAATTCAAGCAAAGAACAACGCAGGAGAAAGAATATCAGCAATTATATATGATAAAAAATTAGGCTGGGTAATTTATCCAAGCTCTAAAGCTGTAAAAGACGGAATAGAAAAGAGTATGGCATGAAAAAAGAAGAAGCAAAAAAATCACAATTGTTTATTTTAAAATTAATCGGTAGTCATTTAGAACAAATGGCTGTACATGAGTTGAAAATTAATGCTGTTAAATAAAAAACTTCGTTAGACTTATGGAACTATTATAAGTCATGGAATGAAGAGTTAGAAGAATTATACAAACAAAACAGTTGTTATATCAAAAATAGCGAATTTGATAAAGTCGAAACAGCAGAACGACAAGAACCGCCAAAATTTTAAGGAGAATAATTATTTTACCATATGACATAATAGAAAGAAAGCATAACATAAAAAAAGTAAATAACTTACTCAATGTTTTACAAGAACTGAGAGATGATTATTTTGATAAAAAAATAACTGATTCTGATGTAACTAAAATTTTAATGAATAACATTGACGAAATTGATATATATTTAGGAGAATATAGAGAAACTAATAGAGAAATTAAAGGAGAGGAATTATATTTATTTTAACAGACCCCACTATTATTTCAATCGACCATATCCAGACCGCTCATAAAAAGGCAGACAAGGGCTTTAATGATATTGTGGCACAATTATATGAGCAAGAGTTTAAAACGCAAGAGAAGGCAAAATATGAGCATATAAGGCAAGCTAAGGAGAAAGCTATTGAAGAACAACGAGTTAGTGAAGAAAATAAACGAAGAGTTGAAGTTGCTAAACAAGCCGAAGATGACAGAACCGCAAGAGAACATAATCAGGCTACTGAACAATCTAACAACGAAAGAACTCGAGGAATTAGTAGAGAAGATGAGAATGAGAGGGTTGTACTAAATACAGAAAACACTGATACTATTGGAAGTGATTGGTCTAGCGTAAGTCCTGAACAAGCGAGTGCATACATGTCAAGTAAGACAGGAGTAAGTGCTAGTAAATGGCTTGATGTTATTTATAAAGAATCTAGCGGAAACCCTTATGTAGAAAACCCTATTGGTTGCTGGGGGCTATTACAGATTAATCAAAGTGTACATGGTCAAGTATCTAATTTAAGTCCGCAGGCTTATTTAGACAAAGCGGTAAGTATCTATCAAGGTTCAGGCGGTACAGCTTGGGCGACTTGGTAAAAAATAAAAACAAAATAAATTAATTAAAAATAGAAAGTAGGTATATCCTCTTTAAAATATGCTCAATTACAAAAGAAAACCCCGCAATTAAGTGAGGTTCTTTTTTTATATTATCGTTTAGCAATGATAGGCTTATCAATTCCATGAGCTTGCATGAAACGAACATACCAAGGTGTTTCTTTAGTCCATTGATAGTCTTTCATATTTTTTCCAACTACATCTTTATATACTTGTCGGATAATTTTCAATTGGTCTCCGTCTGATAAAGCCATGACTTTAGTTCCGTCAAAGTAGTATTTTGTTCCGTCGCCTTTAATTGAATAAGTAAATTTCATTAATTCGTCGTCCTCTAATTCTGTGTTTGTTTGTGTATCTTTTTGCCCTGTAAATCGTTTATTTAGTTCTGCGATAAAGTATGAGCGACAACTTTCTAAAGTGCCACCATGGACTTCTACGGAACGTCTAGGGCAACTTGTGCTTGAAAGTTCTTGGTGTAGCTTCACAGTATCACGATTAGGAGTTAAGCCCCATTGTTTCATATACTTAGCTACGTCATCTAGTACCACTTGTTCATTCCTCAAGAATTGATTTAAATCGCCCTCTGATTGGCATACTTCCCAGCTTGCATAGTTTGCGTTACCGTATGAGTTGGCACAATGCCACGCCATATTAGAGAAGTCAGAAGCCTGTAAGCGTCCGTCTGAAGCAATGTAGACATGAGCAAAGCCATTTTCAGGGTTATGATTAGGTAGCCAGTTATTGTAGAAACCAGTGTTAGCACCGTTTGAGCCTGCGTCGTTGTGAATTACAACCCCAGTAGGGTTATGACCACGCACACCAGCATTAGTTATATTCATTCTTTTTTATCCTCCGTTTGTTCTTCTTCCGCTTCTGGAATACTTACACCATTCTTTTTAATAAGTTTAACCAAACCGTCGAACATAGGGCTTATTTTTGCAATTAAATAAATAAACTGTCCTACAAAGTATAGTAAACCTACGTTAATTACAGTTTGAGCAATATCAGAAGTTGAGGGTGTTTGAGTAAAGAAGAAGACTGCATATAAAACCCACAGGGAGAATACAACCGTCAAATCAATTACAAGTCTACGTTTGAAAGGTGGGTTCATTGCTTCTCTATCTTTGACCCACGTAGCGAATAAAATCGCTAAAATCAAGATAGTTATTAATATCATTTTCGTTACCATTTTTGTACCTTTTCTAATTTTTAGTTGCTATAATTTCAAATTTAATTGTATTATTTGCGCCAGTTTGATTCATTACGGACATAAGACGAACGCCAGCACCGTCACGCATTAGCCAAAAGTTCTTATTTCCTTCAGCTATTGAAACAGTAGAATGAATTTCATTGAAGCCAATAGGCAAAGAAGGTCTTCCGATATTTGGACCCATTTTTAAAGTTCCCAAGTTTCGAGTTATATCTGATGTGTTTGTGACAAAAGATGTAAGGCGAAACAAATTTTCTTGGAGCTGTTCAATGATCCATTGACCATTAGAATAATTGGGATATAGACCCAAATCGCCAATATTAATAGAATTAGCGCCAACTTTGTCTAACGTGGTTACTAATTTCGGTTTTTCGGCTTTTATAACTCCTGTTCCGTCAGTTGTTCTGATATCTATTACAACTTTTAACACCCCAGAACTATTATTTAAATCAACGTTATTACTATTATCTGTAGTTTCAGCCGATAAACTGACCGGATTAGTGGTTCTTGTTAAGTCGATATTTGCATGAATATAATTTACTTCATTTGCTTTTAAAGCCACCGTTTCATTTATCAGCTCAAAATATCTACCTCCAGCAATAATTGAAGTGTTGGTATATTGTACATTAAGAGCTGTATTTAACGGACTTGACCAGTCTTTTCGCCTGATTGTTCCATAGTCCATTCCTGTCAACATCATGTATAGCTTACCGTCATTATTAGAACCGACTGGAAACTCTGTACTATTTGGACTAAAGAATGTAAAGTTTTTAATTGTCATTTTTAACCTTTCTTGAAATTATCTTTGCTTTATCTAAAACGGGGTTATCAGTAATTGATAGTTCTAATAACCTAAATTTTCTACCGCCATAAGGATAACCACCAATTGACACAAATTGACCGACATCGTACAAGAGCGTAGTTTCGATTCTAAGCGTGTTTTCGCTATTATAGTATACTTTACCAGATAAAAGCTCTAAGTGGTCTTTACGAAGTTCTTTATGCCCTTTAAAGCTATCTATTCTATATTTGTCGCCATAAGTAGCTACATACTCATATAACATTTGGTTTGTCTCCACTTTCTACAAAAATAAGTCTATCATTGAACTCTGTTTTAACTCTGTCTGCTATGTAACCTGAATATAATTTACCTTCATACCATATATCTACCAAGTCATTGACATACAAAGGTAAAAGTTCATTTTGATTAAAGATTAATCTTGTTACGATTGTAGAGGGCGAAATTTCAGCTTTAATAGTTGATATATCTGGAGGGTTTCCATGGTCATCTCTATCGTAAAACAATGTTTTAGCTGTCCTTACTTCTGGTAAGTCTGTTCCGTCTCCGCCATAAGTGTTATAATCGATGATATCTCCATTATTTTTTGCTGTGTACATTTTAGGAGGGTCTGTATAGTCGTCTGTTTCCTTATTTTTAATGAATACAATAGCAAAATTATAAGCCGAGCGTTCTACTATTGTTTCCGTGTCCATTGTCACACTTTGCTTAATATCTACCCTTGTCGTTATTCTATCTCTATTCCATTTCCTAGAAGCAAAGTTAATGAATAACAAATTTCTAGGGTCTGTTTCAGATGAAGCATGTTGAATTGTTGTAGTTGGTTGAAATTGAACCTTTGAAAATATCCTTTTAGAAACATCAGTAGCTGATGAAGTTTCTGCTTTACGGTTAATTGTCGCCTTTCCAGCAAAGATACTTGAATTGAAGAAATAACCATAACTCATTAAATTATTTTTACTAGGGTCAATTAAATAATTAATAATAGCAAAGTTCGTCGTTTTAGTTATTGCGTTCGGAACATCAAGGCTTTCAATCATTGCCCAAAAATAGTTCTTTAATGTAGCTTTATTACTTTCATCTACACTTGTAACAAGGTAAACCATATCTAAGTTTAATTTTTTCTTTTGATCTAGAGCTTCTTCAATTGGAACAACCTCAGGAAAAAGAATTTGAACAATATCGCCAACTTCTACTGAAACGGTCAATGTAGCTGATGAAGTGTAAAGGTAACCTGTTTCCCACAATTCATAGTTAATGACTTGACACCTTGCTTTTGGTATTGGCAGACCTCTTTTTTCTTTTTTACCATTAGGAAGATTAAAATCAGATATATTATAATAGTTTGGATTAAAGTTATCATAAACATTAGCTTCTAACATTAAACGAAGTCCGCCTTTCTCTTGATTTTAAACTCTGCCTTACTTAAATTGATTAGCTCCATTTGACCTTTTTCAATTATACGAGTTCTATATCTTTCAAAGTCCATTACAGGGAATAAATTTAGAGCAGTTGTCCCCTTCCAACCTTGATAAGTTTCGTCATTTACATCTGTATTTATTAAAATGTAGTCTTGTGATTCTTCCGTCTTGAATACAATTGCAGTATATTCATTTCCAACATCGTCTAAAAATCTAACTCCAGTAGGTGTTTTAGGAAGTTTCGGATATAATATCCCCATAAAACTAAATATTTCATCTTTTATATCCCAGCGACTTAAACGGTCTATATTTGTCTCTCCATAATAAGTATATGCTTGATTTTCTATATAATTATAACCGAAGTATTCACTTATATCAGCAGTTGTTAGTTCGGTAGCTGAGGGCATATGTGGAGTGGCGGTTGAGCCTTTTGTAAAAAGAAAATTAGATATAGTTAGCACGCTGTCAGTTGGTAAATTGTCAATTCTTGTTTGCACACCATTAGCTATTCCTGACAAAAAACTAGAGTCTACAACGAAACTAAATTCGCTATGACCACTCTTGTTTTCGCTTGTGATTGATATTATTTTGGATAGATACTGCCAATTAAACTCATTAAGTTGAACTAAAAAAGTACCGCTAGTTGGTTTAGTAACTGTCCAGTCAAATTTACAAGTAAGGGTATCTCCGACCGAAAAATCTTGATTTTGTACGTTTTTGCTGTTATCAAACCAATACAGGAAGTTTCTCTGGTTAGTTTCATTTTTTCCAGTCAGTGAGATAGGGACTCTCGTGCCTTTCAACAAATTCAAATTAGGCAAGTTTAAAGAAGGACTAGCTTTCAGTCTATTATAGTTTTGTAAAGCTGTTTCACTTCCTTTATATCCACCATAAATTTTAGACTTTCCAGAAAGAACTTTACCATTTTGAATCATCTCGAAAGTTAGATTTTCGTAAGTATACCACTTTGTGATTATATCAAAAGTTATTTTTTCACTGAAAGTTCCGTTTTTTCCATAACCTTCTGTCTTTGTGACATCTGCTAAAGCTAAATCGGCATACACCTGAAAAATTTCTGTTTGATATTCAAGTGTAACAAATTTTTGGTTAAGAATATCATTTACAAAGTCTTTCATTAATTGATAATTTTCTTCTAAACTTTCGCCAAATGTTTCTAACTTAAACTCTATTTGTGGTTGAGTAATTGAGCGTGTTCCCATTACTCCAATACCATTACTTTGCCAGATATTATTAGTTGATTGTAACCCTAAATTAGAAGGCTGGTAAAATCTAACTTTTCCGTTTGTAACGTCCCAGACTTTGTCATCTGTTCCGTCTAAGTTGGTATGTATTTTATACTGTCTTACCATTAAGCCCTCCCTAGGTCAAATTCTCTTCTGATTGCTCGTGCTAAGTTAGAAACATCTTGACCAGCACCACCTTGCACGTTAAATGTGTTATATGTTCTATTGTCGCTTGATACGCTGTTTGTGCTTAAACCGTAACCGCTAGAAGATAAGTTGAATTCTGGTAAGCCTACTACCATAGAGCCTTTGAACAGTCCGCCAAGTTTGCCTGCAATACCGTTAATAGCTCCTGATATATTGTTAATTGTATTTGTTACTCCGCCTAGAACACTGTCTATTGTATTCTTGATTCCTCCAAATATTCCACTAAAGAAACTACCAATTCCACTAAATACACCTGTTATTGCGTTATAAGCATTAGAAGCAAACCCTCCGAAAGCTGAAAATACTCCACTAACTGCACTCATTGCGCTATTGAACACTCCACTAAAGAAGCTGCCGACTCCGCTGAATACCCCTGAAATTCTTGACCAAGCGCTTGAAGCAAAGCCACCAATGGCACTAAATACACTACTAACAATACTACGAACAGAGTTGAATATTCCACTAAAGAAGCCTGAAACTGCACTCCATATTGAGCGAATCACTCCCCAAGCACTTGAAGCAAAACTTCCGATTGCGCTGAAAGCACTAGATACAACTCCTTTTACAGCGTTAAATATTCCACCAAAGAAGCCAACTAAAGCATTCCACACGCCAACCAATACATTCCAAGCTGAACCAGCAAAGCTACCAATAGCGCTAAATACTGTTGAAACTATTGAACTAACTGCATTGAATATACCACCAAACCAAGCGCTTAAACCCTCCCACGCATTGACGACTAGTTGATAAGCTCCACGAATAATAGCCAATATAAGCTGGAACGCTACATTAATAATAGACCCTATTAGATTGAATATAGATTGATAAAAACTAATTAAAGGTTGGAAAGTTGTAACGAACCAATTATAAGCACCAGTAACCAAAGAAGCAATAGTTGTAAATACAGTCGTAACGATAGTGACTATTCCATTCCAAAGTCCTGTGAAAAACTCTGTCACACCACTCCACGCTGTTTGAATGCCAGTAACAACAGTCGTCCATAAGGTAGTGAAGAATTCTGTTATTCCGTTCCAAATATTTTGAATACCTTGTACAATTCCGCTGAACCAATCAACTAATCCTTGCCATATACCTTTTGCTCCGTCAACTGCTCCGTTCCATACGTCAGAGAACCATTTACCGATACCGCTAAAGAATGAAACCACGCTATCCCATGAACTCTTCAAGAAGTCTACAAAACTAGCCCAAGCTTTTTTACCTGTCTCTGTTTGAGTAAAGAAGTAAACTAGCCCAGCAATAACTGCTGCAATTGCTGTTGCAATCAATACATAAGGGTTAAGACCAGCAACAATATTAAAAGCCTTCATTACTCCTGTTCCTTCTTTAATTGCTGTTTGCAACTTCTTGAAAGCACCGATAGCAGTGACTATTCCAGTTCCTATTTTAAAAGCCACAAAGCCAGCCGATAAGGCGACTAATGCAACTTTTATAGCGTCCATTGCGCCTTTACTTTTACTAATTTTCCCAATGAAATCAGCAATGCTTTTCGTGATATCAGCAAACTTATAAGCAAGCATAGTAATTGTTCCTGCTACATTCTCAATAGAAGATGAGTTTTTTGAAGTAGAATCATCAACTCCAGCAAAAGATTTTATAACGTTGCCAATAATATCGATTACTGAACCGAATGCACTTTTTAGGTTATTCCATATAGCAGAGAATTGGGCTATTGCACCATCTTGCTGTAACTGTTTGAATAAGTTTTGAAAATACTTAACTACATTTGATACAGCTTTACCAGCACTTTCGCCCCACCCAGCCATCTGGTCTATTAAGCCACTAATAATAGGAGTTAAAGCGTCTAAAGTAGGAAGCAAAGCAAGCGATAATGTTTCATTGAAACTATCCCAAGCGTCACCGATAGTCGTTACAGCACCACCACCAGCTCCACCAAGTTTCTGCATAGCTTCGTCTAGCATTCCGACAGATATTGCACCAGCTTCACTAGCTCCAGCGAATGAGCCATATTGTTTTAAAGCTGGGTTCATTTCCATAACAGTTGATTTAAGAGCTGAACCAAGAGCCGTGTTGTTATCTGTTAACTGATTAATATTTTCAGCTGTAACTTTTCCAGCGGCACTCATTTGACCGTAAGCCTGAACAACACCTTTTAAGTTTTCGCCAGTACCACCAAATGCTTGGTTAGCTTTTACTAATGCTTCTGTTTTACCAACTGCTGATTTTGCAGTATCGCCTAAACCAATAAATGTTGTTGAAAGTTTAAGAGTATCTTCAGTGTTTGCATTTGTATCTTTAGCAAGTGTTTGCATAGATTTGCTTACATAATCAAAGTCTGCACCATTACCTTTAAACTTCATTGTGTTTTGCAATGAAATCATAGCTTTCTGGGTATCCATTGCGTCAGATACCCAACCTTTTAAGCCATTGCCAACAGCACTAACAGCACTTGCACCGATTTGTCTAAATACACCAACAGCAATTTCTCTAAGGCCACTAAAGCGTGACTTCATGCCATCAATTCCGCTATTAACGCCTTTAGTGTCCATTTTAGCGTCAATGTCCCAAGAGCCTGAACTAATAGCACCTTCAACTTGCTTTATTTCGCCCTCTAGCCTGTTAGCTTGTGTTTCTGCTGTACCTAAATCTCTGGTAAGTTGTAGCCATTTCTTTTGACCTGCTGACGTACCTTTGTCAACCGTAGAAAGTTCTTCTTTTAATTTTGTTGCTTTGTCACGTGATAAACCCAACTGCGTTTGTAAATTCTTTTGCAATTGTGCCATTTTGCTGGTATTTGTTGGGTCAAGTTTTAGAGCGTCCCTTAAGTTTTTAGCTTCTCCTCTAAGCCCTGACATTGCAGTATTAACGCCTCTAAGTGAGTTCTCAAACTTTGTGGTATTACCATATATCTCGACCTCAAACGTTGCATTACTTGCCATTACATACCCTTTCTTTTACGCCTTTTCTCTTTTTCTTTTTCCTCTTTCTTCTTCTCTGCAATAAGTTCAATTATTTTATAAACGAGTTCTAGTTCCATTTCCATAAACTGCGTTATATCAATTTCGTTATTGCCTAAAATAGTCAAAAGTTCTAAAGTTTTATTTTCCCTTACAGTATCTTTCTTTTTCTTAATCAATGAACTAGAAGAAAAGAAGACTGTATCGTCTTCCGTTTCCTCTTTTTCTTGAATAAAAACAGTTTTACAGAAGATGTTAATTAACTCGTTAGTTGTAGGAAGCTCTGTTTTGTCGTCTAAGGCATTTTGCAAGCCTCCGTTACAATCTACCCAAAGTATCAATAACTTGTCTGTAAAGCTCTCCATTTGCTCTGTAAAGTCATCAGGAATATAACCAGCGACAAAAGAATTTTGTAGGTCTGCAAAGTCTTTTAAATCTGTAATAAAGTCCGAACCAGTTAGTTCTAAGTATCTAATTGCATGTTTTAAAATCATTTACAGTCCTTTCAGCTTATTAAATTTCTTTCTGCCACAGTTCGACAAGTTCTTTAAGCCCTTTACCGTCAGTATCGAACTCAAAGCTAGTACGGAAGTCTGAAAAGTCGCTTTTAGCTTTTACAATGTTATCTTGAAAAAGAGCCAAGTATAAACCATATTGGACAAACTCCATTACATCAGTAATTTCTCCGTCTTCTTTTTTAAGCTCTGTATCCATTGCTTTTTGTTGTTGAAAAAGGTCTTTCCCTGTAATCATTTTAAATTTACGTGCTGTACTCAATTGTTTTGCCATTTTATTTTATATTCCTTTACTTATTTTTATTGTTATTTGTTAGTTACCGCAAACCCTGTCGAAACATCTTTATAACCCGGTGCGCTAAATGTGGCGATATAGATACCGGGCCCTAGTGCTTGAGGGTTAACTGGAATTCCACTAGCACCTTTTACGGTTGATGTAACAGAAATAGTTGCGCCTTTAGAATCTTTAAGCGTAGTTGGTATAGTAACTTTTCCATCACTCAAACCACTAGTTGTTGTAGTAATACTATTGATTATTGGAGCAACTAATGTAACCTCACCAGCAAGTTCCGTGTCAGGTTGCATGATGAACAGTCCGCTTTCCATTTTCTTGGCAAAGTCTTTTGCTTGTTCGCCCCAAATTTCGTATTCAATGGCAGGAACTTTTTTATCGCCATTCAAATAAATATCTGATTCAGTCGCTTGTACTGCCAAAGTCCATTGAATAGGGTCTACACCGTCTACTGAATCTGTTTCTGACTCTTTTGTAGCTTCTGCTGTTGGTGTCAAATGAGGATAAACGACTACACGATAACCGTCAACAAATTCCCCTGTAACTTTATCACGCTTGCGCCCTTTAATTAAGTATTGAACACATTTCGTTTTCCAATTACCAGTTTGAGACCAACCCAAGCCATTTGCTGTTCTTTGTTGACCTAAAATATCCTCTTTGAGTGCTTGGTCTGTTTGAATAAATACCATTTCTCCTTGAAGCAAGGTAGCACCTTTTTTCACTCCATGATCTGGCACGTCATCAGCAGGATAGCTGTTCGTCTCCGCTTTGTCTTCCATTGAGCCAACTGATACTAAACCAGTTACAATTTTATGGTTAGTAAACTCTGGTTTTCCACTACTTCCCTTAGCCATATCAGCTACGATTAGAGCTTCATTACCAAAGAAAATCTCACGTGAATTATAATCTAATTTCATTTTTTCTCTTTTCTATAATTTCATTGAATTGGCATAATTAGCGCCTTTTTTCAATGTTGTTTTAACGTCTTGCATACCCTTTTTTTCAACCAAGAAATACATACCATGATAGCCACTAGTGTAATTAGCCCCAGTTCCTGCATTTACGACTATTTTATCGCCTTTTTTAACTTGCTTTAAGTTTCCTGACAATTGCCCAGTATTTTGATATCTGGCATAAGTATAGGTATGACCATGACTTCTAATTAATCTAGTCCGTCGGCTTGCACTATTCGCTTTAGCTTTAAACTCTGCTTCAAACCAATCGCCCATACGTTCTGTTACTTTAGTTTGAATTTCTTTAGCTATGCTTGATGTATTAAGCAAATTCATTGCCATGCTTGACCACCTGCACCACAAGGCAAATAAACAGTCCCAGTATAGTTGTATAAATGGCTATTCTCTGACCAGTTTGTCATATTCCAACCGTTTTGCAAAACATCTCCGACTAGTCCGACAAGTTCATCATCAACATCTTTAACAGATAAAACAACTTGATAATAATAACCCATGACAAAGCTCGTATTATCCATTTTAATGACCTTTGAGTCACTAAGTGATAAATATACCGTCTTATCTTCTATCGTGTCCTTAACGCCTAAAATAACGTCATTTAAAGGCATTGTAAGTAAATTGTTTAGCCAATCCATGTAAGAATCAAATTCGTTCATATTCCGTTGCTCACTATACCTTCCAAAATCATTTTGTTATTTTTAGGGTTTCTTTCCCATGTTGTTCGCTTGAAAGTTTCGCCTTTTTCATTCAAGAAATAGTTGAAAATCAAGTCTTCCATTTCTCCGATTCCGTTAAGCTCATATCTTACGTTTTTACCTAACCCAATCATAGAAAACTCATCAAGTCTTGACTGATTAATTCTCTGTTTAACTGCTGGTAAAGTAATAGGCTTTATAACATTATCTTCTGCACCATTCTTCTTCTTAACAGTCGTCTCAACTTGCAATGTAACTTGTGAAAATATCATCAAATACCTCCATAATACATTAACTCTTGTAAAGAAGCTAAACGTTTCATTTCAGCATTTCGCCATTGTTCTGCTGGTTCATCAACAATATTAAGCCGACAATAACAAGAGATAAAGTCTTTCACTAATACGCTTGTTTCGTCAGCTTTAATACCATTTTTTTCTAGCAATTTAATAGCTATTGAACGGAATAAAATAAGTTTGCTATCATAAGCTGTTACTGAAATCGGAATACCACAATAGACTTTAATATAATCTATCATTTATTCCCTCCATTTTATCATTATGAGATTGTAATTACTGCACCAGCGTTAATAGTTTCAACATGACCGCTTGAAAGTGTTTCAACCAAAATTACATTGCTGTTAGTTTTCCATTCAAAGGCGTCAACTTTTGTGATATCTTGCATATCAATATGATATTTTTGGTCTACTAACACAATAGGTTTAATTGCTTTCGTTCCTGTATAGACAATAATTTCATCTACTCCAACTTCTGACGCAATTTCAGTATCGTCATTTTTAATACGAACGTTAGCATTAGCAGGAAGTCCACGCAATTCAGTCAACAAGGCTTTGCGTTGTTCAGATGTAACAATCAAATAACGTCGTCCAGCAGTAGCTCGAACAAAGTCAACCGCTTCTTCAATTGCGTCTGCAAATGGTGCTTTACCCGGACCTTTAGCGCCTGTAGTGATTTTTTTGATTTTTTTACCGTCTGTTTCTTTATCAACTGACTTAAATCCGTTTGTTCCGTCTCCTTCAAAAAGAGCAAGGTCAACGATTTTATTCACGATAGCTTGTGTAAGTTCAGCTACAATCAAGTTATAAAGTTCTGAATAAGACATTTGAAGTCGTTTAACACGTTCAGCAAGTGATTGCAATTTATAAACCATTACAGGCTCAAGAGTATCAATAGTGAGTGTTGCTGATTGTTCTTTCTTTTGTTCACCGTCTTTGTGGACTTGAGCTTCATCTGATGAATCAAAAGTGCGTGATACGAGCAAAGCACCAACATTTGTAACACGGAAAACTTTGAATACTGGGTTAGTGTTTAGCAAGGCTGTGTTAATTGATTCAACCAATTTACGTGGAAGCTCAAAAGTTTTATCTGTAATAGTTACGCCATTTTCAGCAAGTTTTGCATTCCAAGCATTTTTAATATCTTCTTTTCCAGAGTTCTTTTTTAATACATCAAAAAATTCTGTTACAGCGTTTTGCGATTCAATAAAGTTTGTCATTTTAGCTTTTCCTTTTGGTTTTTCTTCCTGTGCGTTAAGTTCGTTCTCGATTTTGATAATTTCAATTGAAATTTCTGAAAGTGTTTTTTCTAATTCTTGTACTTTTGGCAAATCTTCAATTGCATTTTTTACTTCAAAGCCACTAATTTGAGATTTTAAAGATACATTATTTTCTTTAAGTTCTGCCAAGCGGTTTTGTTTTTCAATTAAATCTGGTTTATTCATATTTCTTTTTGATATCCTCAATTTCTTTCAAAGCGTTACGACTTTCAATAATTTTGTTGCGTTCTTCTGTGAGTTCTTCGCCTAAGGCATTTTCAATAAATTTTGCATTAGGGTCTGCTGGTACTGAAACAAGAGAAATTTCTTTGAATAAGGCTTTGTTCACAACTAGAGCGTCATTTTCGTTAAACTCATATTCTGTAATGTAATAGGCAATTGATAAAGAATCAAAAGCTCCATTTTCTACAGCTTTATTAATGTTCGGTGCGTTGTCATAAAGAGTAAAGTCAGTTAGATATTTATTAGTAGCTAAATCATAATAAACTTTAGCGTCTCCGATAACTTCACTAGAGCCAGCTCCATGTTCATATAGCAATGGATAGCGTTCTCTAGCAAACTCGATACAGTTAGGTGTCAAGATAATGCCATTAAGGTTTTCTACCCCGACTTCAGAGCCAATGCCTTGGAACGATTTCGAACCGTCCTCATTTTCAGTTACTTTAATTTCAGCACTATTGGTTATTAGTTTCATCTGTGCTTGTGGTGTCCTTTCTACTGCCTTGTAAGTCACTTAGGTTTTTAACAGCAACTGCATTAAGGTTTGAAACATAAATATCTCCACCCTCAATAGGTTGCTCGCCCATTTTAACAAGAAGTTGATTTTGTGTAAAAATAGGAGCGTTAATATTTTCATGATACAAGTCAATTAATTCTTTCAAAGTTGCAAACTTAAATAGTTGGTTATCTACAATTATACGTTCATAATATAAATTACCTTTGACCATTCGTCTGCGGTTTGTTGAAATCAGTTTATAAGTCAGTTCCTTTTCAAGTTGAATCAGTAAAGGAATGATAGTTGAATTATAAAAATAAATTTGCTGTTCTTGCGTAGCTGTACCAAGCAAAATATTTTCATTCATAAAGTAACTTGTCAAAAGTTCCGATTTAATAAGGTCAATTTCATCTTTGTTTAAAACGGAGTAATCTTTTTTAAGCTCAACAATTTCCGTCTTGTTATCAATTGGTGTCAAACCGTTGTAGCTCGAACCCTCTTGCAAGTTTTTAATGGTCAACATGGCTTTTTCTCGATACTCTTGTGTATTATCAATATCAAGAAAGGCATTAATTTTCAACAAGCCACGCAATTTACCTTGTTCTAGCTTAGTTTGAATACTAGCCAAAGCATTATCTAAAATACTTGTATCTTCATTGATATAAAAAGGACTGGTAAGCCTTACTAATTCTTCTGGCTTATATTCTTTTTTACCGTCAGCAAAGATTAAATCTAACAGCTCGCCTGTGTTACTGTCAAATACAGCGTACAGGTCAACATAGGGTGCGCGTAGCAACTTTTTAATTACATTTCGCCAAAACTCCATGCTATTGCGTTCGCCTTTAGGACTCCAGTTTAGAACTTCATCTAAATCAGAACCTGCCATACTAATCAAAGTATCAGAGCCAACATCAGATTTTTTATACTTGACATGATTAAATTCTACTTTTGTTATTTCGTTAGCAATTTTATTATGAATGTTAGTCACAAAAGCACTTGTATATTCTATTGCTTCATTTTGCCATGCTGTAACTCTTTGTGTATCATTGTTTAGCTTTCCACGTGAAAATGATACCACTTTTCCGAATAAGTTCAATTTTCCCCTTTCTACCATAAACTCACGCCCTTCCCTCGTTTATACTCGCCTGTTTTCTTGTTATGGCAAGACTTACAAAGGAGTTGTAGGTTATCAGGGTTTAGCGCTATATTCCAATCATCAAGGTTTTCCCAAGTTAGTTCTATAATATGGTCTACTTCGTACTTTTTAGCACCGAATGCTCCACATCTTACGCAAGTCATTTTGTCACGTTGTCTTACATAATCACGGACTGCCAACCATTCTTTTTTATTATACCAGCCACTTTCTCGAACTGTGTCAACGTTATACTTCATCTGACACCGCCATTTCTAAAGCCATTGTCAAAGCAACAGTAGGGTCAATTTTATCTTTTTCAAGTTTTTTTGTATACATATAGTCCCCACTTTGTCCGATTTTAACCGCAGTATTATTTAAAGCCCATTGCATGACTTTTTGATTATGGATAAGTTTATTTTCTACTAATTTTGATTTTAATAGTCTAATATAGTCGTTCATTGAGAAACCTTGTCTAATCGCCCTTTGGTTATCTCCGTCTTTATCAAAGAAATAACGCTCAATCAGCCCTTTCAAAATTTCATATCGTGCTGGGTCATAACCAATTTTTCTAAGTCTGCAACCTGTCTTACTTCTAAAGTCATTAATATACGGTATTAAGTCATTAACATTGATATATTCCGTATCAAGTAAGATTAGTTCGCCCCTGTCAATGAATTCAGTCCATACTTCTTGTTGTTCTGTGTCTAGTTGCTCATATTGAGACCGTACAGAGAAAGTTAGCGTATGACTGTAAGTTTTACCCTCTAACTCGCAAACGAACGATACAGCGGTTAAATCGCCAATTAAGGATAGGTCAATTCCGACATAAGTTCTATTTTTATTAAATACAGATAAGTTAAATTCTGTTAGTTTAGTGTCTTGTGGAGTGAAGTAGTAAGCTGTGTCCTGCATAGGTAATCCCATATTAAACGCTAAGAACTTATTCTGTAACGCTGGATCGCCTTGCGCGAGTTCGTACTCCTCAATGACCCCTGACCACTTAGGGACATCTCCGATAAGAGGTAAAGCCATAGTCCAATTCTTCTTATCTTTTACCTGCTCATGATTTTCTAGCATGTAAAGCAAGCCGAACGACCTATCGTTGTAAAATTCTTCTTCTGATTTGAAGCGTTCAACAAGTTTATCATAAAGCCCATCTCGTTTAAGTCCGCCAGAAGTGATATAAATACTTTGCCAGTTATCTTGTTTTTGTCGTGAACCTTTATTGACTGATTCTGTTATATCTTCGCCATAGGTATGAACTTCATCAAATATATTCAGCGAACTGTTCCCACCTTGCGCCCTCAAAGTATCATTTGTTTGCTTTTTGAAAGTGGTTTTAAATGCTGTAAATTCTAGCCCTTGTTTCGTACTCTTGAAAATCTTGTTTTCATTGTACACCCTTAAAGTATCGCTTGCTTCTGTTTGGTTTCTGACTTGGTCAAATACGTGTCTAGCCTGTGTATTATCGTATGCAATAACTAAGCTCTCTCCACCATATTGTCCGCCTAAAATCATCCAGTTAAGCACGCGCGTAGCCATTAAACTTGACTTACCAGAGCCACGCCCTAAATTAAGGAAAATTTCATTAACTAGGTTGACCTGAACGCCTTTTTCATCAACCATATCATAGCCAAGCATTAACTCATACCAATATTTTTGCGTAGGGTGTAGCTTTATTTTCATCAAATTACCAGTAGTTAGATAAAAGTTGTCTTCTATCCACTCGATAGCTTGAGTTACACGGTCATAGCGATAAATATATTTTTTATGAATTCTAATTTGCTTTTGAATAGTTTTGCGCATATATTTATTGAGTTCTATGCCATGTTCTTTATTATAAGCCAACATTTGATTCATGTAATACATTTATTCAAACCCCTCTGGAACTTTAATTTCTGGCGTTTCATAATTACTTAGTTTATAGTCATCAAGTTCTTCAATTTTAGCTTTAAGGTCATGAGCGCTTGATTCTTCCTGTTGTAATCTCCGCCATTCAGTAGGGTTATAAAGTTCAGGGTTTCCAGCCTTAGCAACCATCATCGCTACCAAGCTATCTTTATCCAGTTCTTTTTCTTTAACCTTTACTTTTTCAACGTTTCCGTCAGCGTCGTATATCGTTTCTGTTTCCTTTAGTGTTCTGACCGTCAGTTTGCTCGCTAAGGCACTTTCAGCTAGTTCTAGTAGATTTCCCCTAGCAATGCTTTTAGCTTCGTCATACGCCTTTATATTGTCATCTCGCCACTTTCTAAAAGTTTTAGCAGAACAATGCAAACTGGTGTAGATCTCTCTGTCATTACAGCCTGATTCAATTTTATCAATGATTTGACTAAATAGCGGTTCTTCATACATCTTAGGTAAAATTGTGGGCCTGCCACCGTTTTGTTTTTGCATATTGTCCTTTCTTTTAAATGTGGTTATATCGTTTAAAGCCTATATTCTCGTTTCTAAGAACAGCAATAACTTTTGCTTATAAGTTTACCCGCTTGGGTAACTCTGCTCTCACAAGCCAAAATATGAGCATATAGCCCTATAATTAAGATTTAGCTAGATTTAGCAAGATTTAGCAAGCTAAAACTTTTCTTTTTGATTTTTTGGGGGATTCGCAGCCGGGAGTCCTTTGTG